CGCCAGCGGCCATGTGGCCATTGTGCAGCGTAAGGGAAAGGCCCGTCTGCCGGTCAAAAAACTGCTGTCCCCTTCGGTGCCCCATATGTTGGGCAATGAAACAGTGCGGGAACAGGCGCTGGCGCTGACCTATGAAACCCTCCAGGGTGAGATCGAAAAGCAGATCCAGCGGGTTTTGAACCGGGCATAAAAAGCGGCGGCACATGGCCGCCGCCCGCAGATCAGTACGGAAGATAAGTAAAGGAATCGGAAAGCTCAGTCTCTCCGTTTTCGTTCTCTGTAAACCGTGTAATCGCGCCGATCTTAGAGAAAGTGCAGGTATCCGCGTCTGTGGTGCCATATTCCATTTGGGCGGAGTATCCGGGGCCGATATGGATACCAGTGCCGTCATCGAACATGATCCACACCCAGTTTAGATCGCTGCCATCGTAGCGCGTTTCACAGAACTCCAAAAGCTGATCGCTGGTAATCGTCTGCATATCGGTTTTGGAAAAAGAAATATAGCCGTATTGGCCCACTTTTTCCGTGCCGGAGCCGTTCATGATATCCGCCGTTTGAAAGTCCGCCAGCAAAAGCAGATTTTCGGACAGTTCATTCGGGGCGTTGGTTTCTTCGGCGGAAACGGCGGAGCTGTCCGTGACGGCGGGCGTTTGGGACTGATGATCGGCGGAGGTATCTGTGGATTTGTCACCGCCGCCGACAATGGCGACCAGGGCCAGCAAAATCACCACAGCCACAACGATGATGGGCCACTTTTTCCGCTTTGGCTTATTCGCGACATTCTTTTTCATGGATCCATTCCCCTTTCTACGCTGGATATTCCTGCAATATGCCGAATATTCCCACAAAATGATTATAAGTTAAAAAAAGTCATACGTCAAGGAGGCGGAGCCGGTGACACAAGAATTTTTGCAGGACGCTATCGTGAAAGACCTGCAAGGGCTTTTTGAGGGGGAAACCCTGAAAAATTCCGCTGGCGTGGAGCGACAGATCCGGGTCTATCCACAGGACGTGCCGATCCGGGCGGGATCTGACGTTGAGCCGGACCAGGACCTGGAGGAGAACGAACAGGCGGAGCCGGAGGACGTGCCAGAACCCTATGTGATCGTCCGCATACCGGGCGGCGAACTGCCCGCCCAGGATGAACGGCAAAAGGTGGAGGCCGTCCTGGTGGTGTGCGTGTATGACGCGGATCCAAACCGCCAAGGTTTCCGGGACGCGCTCCACATCGTCAACGCCATCCTGACGCACTACGCAAAAGGCGACATTGTGGCGCGGCGGTATCAAGTGCAATACCCAATTAAGTGGGTGACACAAGAGGAGGATACCCACCCATATTATTTCGCGGCCATGGCGCTGACACTTAACGCGCCGGCCATCTTCAAGGAGGTGCCTGAAACATGAGCAAAGAACCCAAAAAGACCGCCCAGGCAAACGGCCCGACGGTCTACTGCGGCCCGACCATTCCGGGCGTGGCCAAGCAGTACACGGTATACACCAACGGCATGCCCGCCGCACTGGCGGAGGCCATCGAGGAAAACAAGATCCTGGGCGGCCTGGTGGTCTCCCTGGGGCAACTGCCGGAGGTCCGGCGGCAGTTCCACGCCGGGGCCGGGCGCTACTACACCCTGTACCGCCAGGCGCAGGGAAACGGCTAAAGGAGGAAAGCGAAAATGTCTTATTTTCACGGCGTATATAATTCCGAGATCGACACCAGCCTGACCGCCCCGATCCAGGGCAGCGCGGGGCTGCAGGTGATTTTCGGAACCGCCCCTATTCACCTGTCCAACGATCCGGCAGCGGCGGTCAATAAGCCCATGCCGTGCTACTCTTTTACGGAGTGCCAGCAGAACGAGGGCTATTCCGACAATTTTAAGGACTTTACCTTGTGCGAGAGCATGGACGCCTGTTTCCGCGTGTTCAACATCGCGCCCATTATTCTGGTGAACGTGCTGGACCCCAAAAAGGCAAGCCACACCACGGTGAATGCGGCGGAGGAATGCGCGGTGACGGACGGTCAGGCGCTGTATACAAAGCCCTATGTTCTGCTGGACAGCCTTTCGGTCAAGAACGTGGACGCGGATTTGGCGGCGGGCAGCGACTATGTGGCTACCCACGACGATGACGGAAACGTGCTGATCACCCTGCTGTCCACAGCGGCCAAGGAGGCTACGGCGTTGACTGTGTCCAGCAAGAGCCTGAACCCCGCTGGGGTGACACGCGAGGACGTGGTAGGCGGTGTGGACGCTCTGACCGGGCAGGAAACCGGGCTGGAGCTGATCCGGCACATCTACCCCACGCTGGGCATGACGCCAGGCCTGCTGCTGGCCCCTGGCTGGAGCGAGGACCCGGTGGTGGCGGCGGCGCTTCAGGCGAAGACCGAGGCGATCAACGGAGTATTCGTCTGCAACTGTCTGTTGGACATCCCCACGACCGGAGAGAACGGTGCCGCCGTATACACAAAAGTAAAGACGGCAAAGGAAAAGCTGGGGGCAAGCTCCAACCACGCCGCAGCCCTGTGGCCCATGGTGGCGGTGGGAGATAAGATCTACCATTACTCCGCCATGTTCGGCGCACTGACCGCCTACACGGACGCCAGCAACTCTGACGTGCCCTATGAAAGCCCGTCCAACAAGGATCTGAAGATCACCGCCACGGTGCTGGCGGACGGCACGGAGGTGATCCTGGACGCGCAGCAGGTCAACGATGTGCTGAACGCAAACGGGATCATTTCGGCCATCAACGACAACGGCTTTAAATCTTGGGGCAACAGCACGGCGGCCTATCCCTCCACCACTGACCCGAAAGACCGCTGGTTCGCGGTGCGGCGCTTTTTCGACTGGGACGGGAACAACTTCATCAGGACGTACAGACAGAAAGTGGACAAGCCGGGCAACAAGCGGCTGATCCAGGCCATTGTGGACAGCCAAAATATTGTGGGCAACGGCTATGTGGCCCGCGACTACTGCGCCGGGTATCGGATGGAGTTCCTGGAGGACGAAAACCCGTCCACCAATCTGCTCAACGGGCACCTGACGGTGCATACATACATGGCCCCCTTTATTCCGGCGGAGTATATCGAGAACATCAGAGAATTTGACGTAGACGCCCTGTCGGCGGCCCTGACATCTTAACTGGAGGCGCGAGAGTATGAGCAAAACGATCCCGACCAAGATCAACAAATACAACGTATATAACGCTGGAAACCGGCTGCTGGGCATGGGGGAGGAGGTCACCCTCCCCTCCTTTGAGTCGTCCAGCGAGACGGTGGCCGGTGCGGGCGTCCTGGGGGAGTTTGACGACCCCACCGTGGGCTATTTCTCCAACATGGAAATAGAAATCCCGTTCCGAGTGCTGGACGCGGAAGCCGTGGATATGCTGGACCAGACCAAGGCGGTCCAGCTGGAACTGCGGGGGGCACAGCAGACCACCAACAGCGAGGGTGATATTGAATTTCGCCAAATGCGCGTGGTGGTCCGTGGGCGTATGGCCAAATTCGACCCCGGCAAGGCCAAGGCGGGCAACGGAATGGACACCTCCGTGACCCTGACGGTCCTGTACATCCTGATCGAACTGGAGGGCGATAGTATGGTAGAACTGGACAAGATCAACGAGGTCTATAAGATCCGGGGCGTGGACGTCCTGGCAAAGATCAAGAAAATGTGTTAAGCAGTCGGCGGAAATCGGAAAGGAGATATTCACATGGACAAGAACAAGACGGAAACCGAGCGGGACGCCATGGAGGCGGAGGCCGTTCTGGCCACCCAGGCGGAGGACGGCACCGAGGACGCGGAGGACACCGAGCCGGACCTGGTGCTGCGGTTTTCCAAGCCGTATAAATTCGGCGGCGTGGAATATACCGAGGTGGACCTGTCCGGCCTGGAGGACGTGACTGCGGGGGTCCTGGAGGCCGTGGGCAAGATCACAGCCAAGAAAAACCCCGGCATGAATCCGGCCCTGCAGGAAATGTCCCTGACGTTTTGCACCTACCTGGCCCAGCGCGTGGCCAAGCTGCCCCTGGAGTTCTTCACCGGACTGCCGGCAAAAGAGGCCATCAAGCTGAAAGCCATGGTCACAAATTTTCTGTACGGCGGGGATGGAGAGGACTAACACCGGAGGCCATCCGCAAGGGCTGTGTGGCCCTGTCCATGCAGTTACATAGCGGCCCGGAGTTCTTTCTGTCCATGCAGGTGGATGACCTGAACGACTACGCGCAGATGGTCAAAACCATGTGGGAGGAGGTGGCAAAGCGCCGTGGCAAAAAGTAAGACCTATGAAATGCTGCTGAAAATCGCAGGAAAAACGGACAGTTCCCTGAAAACGGCCTGTTCGGCGGCAGCCAAGGACATGGACACGCTGGGCGCCGCCGCCAAAAAGGCGGGCCAGGTGGCCACCACGGCGCTGGCCGGGATCGCCACGGCGGCGGCAGGCGTCGCCGCCTCCTCCCTGTCCGCCTATTCGGAGTTTGAACAGGCCATGGACAGCACAGCAGTCACGGCGCAGGCCACTGAGACGCAATACGAGGCCATGGAGGCGGCGGCCCGTGAAATGGGCGCCAAGACCACAAAAACCGCCACCGAGGCGGCGGAGGCCAT